GATGCTGCATAATATAATCAGAACCAGCACTTTGTATAACTTGTGCATTTGGACTTTGTTGTACTTTAGCTAGAACATTAGGGTCTTGCTGTGCAGAAGTTAATGTTTGTATATGAGCTTGATGGTCCTGGAACTCATATGCTTGTACTGGCTTACCATTTAAAATATTTTGTACTGCTGTTACTGGGTCAACTGGTGGCACTTCTCCTTGTGGAGGTATTATTGTTTCTGCATCTTTAATGCCTAATACTTCAAGCATTTGTCTATGTAATTGTGCTAAGTCGTATAACTGAGGTGCTTGTTGTGCTAATTGCATAGCAGCTTGATACTGCATAATTCTTTGAGCCATAGTTGCAGCATTTGGGTCTGATACAGGTAATACATCTACTCTTGCATCAAAATCTTGTACTTTAATTTGTTGTCCTTCTTCTACTTCATATGGATAAGCTGGTTCTGTAAAGTCTTTAATAACACCAACTAATATCTCAAACTCTCTTTTCATGGAAGCATGAAGTCTAGCTTGTACTGCTGACATAACTTTCATGTTTCTTTCTAGTAAAGCTAGTGTTGTTCCTACTGGTGCTTGACTATTCATGTCAGATGTTTTCATATCTGCAATACTTGCAAACCTTTTACCTTCTTCTACTATGTTTTGTAGTAAAGAAAATAATGTACCTGAAGGTTCTTTATAAGGTAAGAATGTAATATTGTCTCTAATAGCACCGCCTGGAACATCTACATCTCTAAACTCACCAGGCATAATAGGACTATCATCGCCTTTAATACGCAGTCCTCTAGCTTTTAAACCACCTGGTAGGTTACTTAAAGTACCTGCATCTACTAATTGTCTTAGTATTGATGTAGCTGATTTAGCTAATCCACCAATCATATGTATTAAACCAAAGCCATAGAAACCTAATCCTGGTAAATACTGATAGTGCACAAAGTGCATCCTTCTTAATTTTGCTTGGTCATCTTCGTAATAGTTTCTTCTTATACTAAGAATAATGCCTGAAGGACTATCCATAGTTACAACATAAGGTAAGGCTATACCTGTATCTTGACCATTAGCATCTTTATCTTCAAAACCTTTAATATCTAAATCTACCTGCATTTCTAAGATAGTATGTCTTGTATCATAGTCATAGCTTTCTGATTCACCAGTCATCTCGTTATACTTTTTAGTAATATCAGATGATGTTGGTGTTGCATCAGGTAACTCTATATCTCTATAGAATCCATTAACCTGCATCTTTCTTATGTCATTAGATGACTTCTTCATTACATGAGTAGCTCTTTCGCAAGTTTCTAAATCACTCGCACCATAATTAACTACTACATCTTCTGCTGGTACAAAGATACCGCTTGGTCTATTTAGTGTTGGGTCAAAATATATTTTTCTAAATGCTGAACCTGCAAGTGGTAAAGAAAACAACATCTTTTCTGTTTCACTTCTGTATTCAGACATTTCATAAGTAAGCAAGTAATTAAGATAATCTTGTACTCTTTGACTTTGTTTTTCTTTACTAGAATCTATAGTGCCTACTATTTTAGTTCTTACAGGACCTGAAGCAGGGAATATTTCTGATATAGCTTGTGATTGAAATTTAATCACAGCTTCACTTAACATAGGATGAAATACACCACAGGCTCCAGACCAAGGTGTAGTTCTTTCTTCTATTTTTAATCCTAGTTGGTCTAAACCTTTAACATAGGTTTCTTCCCAGTCTGACCTTGAATCTTTATCTGATTGATATGCACTTAGTAACTCATTACCTATCGAGCTTAATTCATCTTCATCAATAAAATCTACTAAGTTAGAATCAAAACTAGCATCTGTTATTTGTGATGCACTAGGGTCAAAATCAATAATCATTCCACCATCATCGGTTTCTGTTGTTTCTACCTCTATATCTAATTCTGGTTCAGGGTCCATTTCTACTAGACCATCTATTGGTGTAGCAGGAACGAATTGTTTTTCTATAGCCAATATAATCTCCTAGTAATAATCTGCTGTTCTGTTATGTTCTATCGGTTCATCTTCTTCATCTGAATCAAGAGGAACAAAACCACCTTGCCTAAATCTTAATAATGCTTGGGTACTGCTATCAACTAAATCATCATGTTCCATATTAGGAAAACCAGCAAACTCTTCTATAACTTCTTCTGCCCATCTTGTTTCAGGTGCCCAAACAACTCCTGAAGCAAACAAATCTGACACAGCATTTACTCTTGATATTTTATCATTACCACGACTAGGTGTATATTCTTGTACTGGTATGCCTGTTTGTCTAAGTTCAAATATTAAAGGTAGCCCTGCAGCCTTAGCTTCTACAATAAAAGCATCAGGTTTATAGGCATTGTACTTCTCTAAAGCCATTTTCTTTAAATCTGGGAACTCTAAACGCTCTTTATAGGCATCTAGTAGTATTAGTTGTGGAGCAACAAGACCATCATCGTTCTCTTTATAAAAAACACCCCAACTGGTACAGGCTGAATAGTCAGCTCTTTGTGTTTTTAAGAAAGCCGTGTCCCATGATTGGATAATAAACTCACAATCAGGGGGATTTCTACCTTCCCATGTTCTCCACCATTCTCTTTTAACAAGAGCACCTTCTTCAGAAGTAGGGTCTTGTTGATATTGAGCCATCCACTTAGAACTAGGCAATTCAGCCTTCAAAGCTTCTAACTCTTCCAATTTCCAGAAAGCATCCCACAAAGGTTTACCAGAAGGTAAGATTGCAGGTAGTTCAATAACTTCCCATTGGTCGGCTCCGCCACGCTTTATACTAGCATCTACCACTTGACCAGTTAAATCCTTGTTATGCCATCTTGTCATTACTACAACGATTGCACCATTAGGCTGTAAACGCTGTCTAGGACCAGATGTGTACCATTCATAGGTACGATTAAAGACATTTATGTCTGCTGAAGCTCCTTCTTGTTCTGAGTGCGGGTCATCTATGATGAGTAGGTCAGCACCTTTACCAGTAACTGCTCCTCCTACACCAATAGCGAAATATTCACCGCCTTTATTCGTATTCCAACGACCCGCAGCTTTGGAATCCGACTGCAAACTAACATTGGGGAATATTTTCTTATAATCTTTGCTTCCTACAAGGTTTCTAACCTTCCTACCAAAGCCTACAGCTAGTTCTGCGGTGTGTGCAGTCTGTATTATCTTCTTTTCTGGCTTACTTCCCAGGAACCATGCAGGTAATAGGAAAGATGCAAACTCGGATTTGGTATGTCTAGGTGGCATATTGATAATTAGACGCTTTAAATCGCCATTAGCTACCCTTTCAAAGGCATCCGCCATAATTTTATGATGGGGACCCTCTATAAATGCAGTCCACATCTCCTTAACAAAGGACATATACTCATCTGCACACTTCTCTCGGGCTTTAGCATCTTCTAATTCATCTAATAAACCTAGTAACTCTCTCTTCTCATCCAAAGAAAGGTTTTGTACTTGACTTAATATTTGGTTACTCATACATCTCCTATACTAGATAGTAAGTAGACACTTCCTAAAACTAAAAACTTACTAAGTTACTACCAGTTAGTGGCACTTAGTAAGTAAATACCTTACAAGTAGGTACCTACTGGATGTAAATCACGCTAGATTTTAACATAATTGCACATCTTCACAGGAAAAACAACTATTTTTTAAAAATAATATGGGGGGTCTAGGGTCCCTTAGCCGTTTCCTACAGAAATTATATATTAAACTTACAAAAAACGCTATCAAAATGCAATACATAGGGGGGGTCTATGAAAGTAACTAATATCCTGTGCATATCACTATGTATATATGATAGTCAGGTACCTGTAACTGTAAAAGGGGGGTCTGGGGTCTTTTAATAATGCGAAATCACAAACGAACTAGACCCTATATATGTATCGCACAGCACACACACAGCCCACACAATGCATGGTTAGTTAGTTGACTGATGATTGTCTATTGTTTGTTAAGTAATGCTTCTATTCGTTCTTCAATATCCGCTTCAACTTCATCACTTGTTCTCGCTTCCTTGGTTTCTACTACATCACTAAATAGCGATACACTTTTTCCTAGCAATTCTAATGCTCGAATCCTAGCTGAATCAGAATCAGATTCTTTTGATTCACGATAGAGTTGGTCTATGACATAGTT